TACAAGGTAAATGATCGGCCTTGAACGTGCCACACTGACACATTCCCAGACCGCACCAGACTTCTTCCTGGTCGTCCGGCGCCTTCATCCTGGCGAAACATTTCTTTTCACTTTCAAAGTGAACGGAAATATCTTCTTCTTTTGCCTGGCGAAGTTTTTCTTTCTGGCCCGGTCGCTGGTGGACTTCATCGGCCCACCGGTGAAACGGCGCTTCGTCGCGTTCCTTTCTCTTTTGGCGTTTCAAGTATATGCGGATCTTCCAGGCCCACACGGCAAGGAAGACAACCACACCGCCGACTATTACTTTCAAAATCATAATTCCCTTTCTGCTATTTATTACCAGTATCTTATATAACTCACAAAAATTATAATAAACAAGCCCGGCCTTTCTGGAAAAGGGGTGGTGCTTATGACAATTAAATACATAGATTACAACGACCGGCGTATATATGCGATCTGCTATCCGGCATTTAAGACGGTGTATTATAATTCAAATTTCGCTGGAAGAACGAAAATAT